TATGAACTGGTTTGTTTTGTTAAAGGGTCTGTAATTGATACAGCACGAAATAACATTATCGAAGCAGTAGAAGAGGGTCTTGATGTTGATCGTTTGCGTGGGGCTAATGCCTTAGACACGCAGATAATTAACATCGAGATAGATCAAGGTTCTATTGATCCCATTGGTGGGGTCATTATTACAGTTCGCGTGTTGTATCAGTACACTCGCGGCACAACTTAACTTTAATTAGAGGTGTTTTATTATGGCGACTAAAACAGGCGCATCTGGTGTAGTAAAAATCGCGGCATCTGGCGGCTCAGTTGCCGTAGTTGGCGAAGTACGATCTTTCACTTTTGACGGTTCTGCGGATACTATCGAAGATTCCGTAATGGGCGATACTGCGCGAACTTACAAGCAAGGGTTGACTACTAGCACTGTATCTATCGAATGCTATTGGGATGAAGCAGACGCACAGCAGTTAGTCTTAGATGAGCGTGCTGATGTAGATTTTGAAATCTATCCTACTGGCACTGGTACTGGAGAAACTTACTTCTCTGGTGGCGGCATCGTTACTTCACGTTCTATTAGCGGTTCATTTGATGGAATGGTTGAAGCTAGTTTCACCATACAAGTAAGCGGAGCAGTAACCGAAGCCACAGCATAAGGGGGATTAAACCATGGGATTAGCTAAAGAGTTACGCAGTAGAAGAAAGGTGCAGGTTCGTGAAGTATGCGTTCCTGCTTGGGGTGATGATTCTGGAGACTTTAAGTTGTATTGCAGACCGATTACCTGTTATGACTTAAATGTATTGCAGAAGAAGCACCCTAACTTTCTAACTAATACCACTATTGCGTCAATGGTCGATTTGATTGTAATGAAGGCAGAAGATGAAGGTGGCGAAAAGCTATTTACATCTGCTGAGGATCGGGTTGATCTGATGGGCGAAGAAACTAATATTATTAGTGAAATCGCAAACCAGATGTTTGCTGAGATAGAATCTCAAGAGGATCTGGAAAAAAACTGAGAACCGATCACCAGAGAATGAATTTATTGTCTTTGGCTGATCGGCTTCACAAAACAATCTACGAAGTTGAGCAAATGAGTGTATCTGAGTTCAATGAGTGGATGGCTTACTTCACTATATTAGGCGAGTCTGATGGCTGAAAATGTAAACATTGTTATAAGAGCGTTTGATAAGACCCAAAAAGGTTTTGGCGGTGCTATTAAAGGTTTGCAAGCAGTCGCTGGCAAAGTTATTAATTTAAAAAATGCTTTAGTCGGCTTGGTTGGTGCGGCTGGATTTGGTGCGCTCATTAAACAAGGATTGGCCACTGGAGATCAATTAGCCAAGACTGCCGACAAGATTGGAGTAACCACAGAAGCATTGAGTGGGCTAAGGTTCGCGGCTGAGTTAACTGGCGTGTCCGCAGGAACAATGGACATGGCAATGCAAAGACTGACTCGCAGAGTTAGTGAGGCGGCAAATGGCACAGGCGAAGCTGTTGGAGCATTGCTTGAGCTTGGTATTAACGCAAAAGAATTAGAGCAATTACCGTTAGATCAGCAAATGAATGTCATTGCTGATTCAATGAAGAATGTAGAGAGTCAGTCAGACAAAGTACGTTTGGCTATGAAGCTGTTTGACTCTGAAGGTGTTGCGCTTGTTAATACGCTTGCTGGTGGTTCATCTGGCCTTATGGATATGGCCGCACAAGCTGAACATCTTGGCTTGACATTAACCAGAGTCGACACAGCACAAATAGAGCAAGCTAATGACTCTATTACTAAAGCTAAAGGCGTATTCACTGGACTGACTAACCAATTAACGGTTGCTTTTGCTCCTGTTATAGAAACTATTGCCAATCTATTTAGACAGTCTGCATTAGATTCCGCAGACTTTGGCAATACAGGACAGCGTGTTGCTGATGCTGTTGTTAAGGCATTTGCTAATGTTAGAGGCGCATTGCATGGCATATCATTATTTGTAAAAACAGTTCAACTAGCGTTTACAAGGTTAGGTGTTTATATAGCAAGCAAGCTATCGCCTATACTTGATGGATTTATTTCTGTATATAACAAAGTTGCAGAGTTACTTGGTAAGCCTATTATTAGTAACCCGCTAACTTCTTTTGCAGATAATGCAACTGAAAGCATTAAAGCATTACAAGCTGAAATTGAGTTAATGCGTACTCAAGACCCGTCAGAGGGTATTTTAAATGCTTACGAAAAGATCAAAGAAGAATCTAGACGGACTGCTGAAGTTATTGCGGCTAACTCCCCTGCCGCTGTTTTGGCCGCTGAAGGTGATAAAGTTGTAAAACAAGAATCTTTCCAAGATAAAGTCAGAAAGCAGGGAGCTATAGACTTAGCTAAATTCACTGCGATGACTGAAACAGAAAAAACTCAGCACGTTACCAACGAAATGCAAAAGCAGTTTGCCGCAGGAGCAAGCCACAGCAAGAAATTGTTTGCAATGAATAAAGCATTCCAAGTAGGTCAGGCAATTATGAACACCTACTCTGGAGCGTCTAAAGCATTGGCATCATACCCGCCACCATTAAACTTTTTAATGGCCGCAAGTGTTGTAACTGCTGGTCTTGCTCAAGTGGCACAGATTAGATCACAATCATTCGATGGCGGTGGCTTTACTGGTAGCGGGGCTAGGGCTGGTGGCGTTGACGGGAAAGGTGGATTCCCTGCTATCTTGCATCCAAATGAAACGGTTATAGATCATACTAAAGGGCAAACAGTTGCTCCCCCTATTAATATCACTATACAGGCAAATGACACTAAGGGCTTTGATGAATTATTGCAATCGCGCAGAGGCCAGATTATAGGAATAATTAATCAGGCAATGAACAACAGAGGAGCATCTAGCCTAGTATGAGTGGAACATATCCAAGCACCCCTAGCTTTAATTCTGTTGGGTTTACAGCTAAAAACTACAATTTGATGAGCGAGAGCCTATCTGGTCGTACTCAGGTGCGTAACATTGGCGGCCAGAGATTTGAATTTAAAGCTACATATCCACCAATAACTTCTACTGAATTTGCTCCAGTAATGAGCTTTATAATGAAGCAAAATGGAATGTTAGAAACTTTTCAGATAGTACTGCCCGAAATAAGCGTAAAGTCAGGCGATGCGTCTGGCTCTGTTCAAACATCTGCAACAGCCGCTATAGGTGCAACATCTGTTGCAGTTGATGGATTGACTGGCACTCTGAAAGCAGGGGATGTAATAAAATTCAATGGTCATAATAAAGTTTATATGATAACTGATGACTTAACAGGATCAGGAACGCTCAACTTTAGCCCATCATTACGCGCATCTGTAGGAGATAATGAAGCTGTAATTTTTACAAACGTACCTTTTACTGTGCGTTTGAATAATGATATACAACAATATACGTTAGGACTGTCATCTCTGGTAAAATATGAAGTAGACTTTATCGAGGCTCTCTAATGACTAGAACTGTAGACGCGGCAACTATCACAGCATTGCAGGGTGATAGCTTTAATTTTGCTACATTAATTAAAATCGACTTCTCTACAGTGCTAAGGATTACAGACTGGGATAGGGATATTACTGCATTATCTGCAACATGGTCGAGCAGTTCTCATATATTATCATTCGGCTCATCTTCTGAAACAACCGATCTTGCTGTTAATGGTATAGAAATAACTTTAAGTGGTGTTGAACAAAGTTATATAAGTATCTTTTTATCTCAAAATTATGTTGATGTACCTATAAAATTATATAGAGCAGTACTTAACGATAGCGATGCTGTTGTTGGTGCGCCTATACTGGTATTTGATGGATTTATAACCAGCTTTTCTATTGATGACACTGCAAATAAAAGTGAAATAAGCATTGTCACTGCTTCACACTGGGCTGACTTTGAAAAATTAAATGGAAGGAAAACAAACCACAACTCTCAGCAATTACATTTTGCTGGTGATAATGGGTTTGAATATGCGGCCAAAACAGTCACAGATTTAAGGTGGGGTAGAGAATAATGGGATGGTTTATAGTAGCCGCATTATTTACGGTAAGCGCGGCAGTTACATACTCAGGTATACAGGCGGCTAAAAAGCAAGCAAGAAAAGCCGCTGATGCGATGGCTGGCGTTTTGGTGAACAAAGAATCAAATATTGAGCCAATCCCAGTTATATATGGCGAACGCAGGGTTGGCGGTGTTCGCGTGTTCGTATCTACTAGAGATGCATCAGGCGGAGATGAAAACGAATATCTTTATATTGCTTTGGCTCTTGCAGAGGGCGAAGTCAATTCGATAACAGATATAAAAATAAACGATAAGTCAATAACTGACGCGAAGTTTAATGGCCTATATAGCTACAATGTTCATTTAGGTACAGATGACCAGACATACGACACACTGCTTGCAGAAGCTAGTTCTGACTGGACTTCTAGTCATCGGTTAAGAGGGATTGCTTATATTGCAATTCGCCTTAAATGGGATTCTGATGCGTTTAGCGGCATTCCTGAAATAACAGCATTAGTACAAGGCCGCAAAGTATATGACCCGCGCACTGCGGCTACTGCTTACAGTAATAACCCCGCGCTATGCATTAGGGATTATTTAACCAATACTCGATATGGTAAAGGGTTGCCAGAGTCTGCTATTGATGATACTGCATTTGTTTCAGCGGCTAATGATTGCGATGAAAGCGTAACATTTT